TCTTTTGTTTCAACGTTTTAGAGAAGCCCTCAAAATTGATAAATAAATCTTTAACTTTATCTCTAAATAAATTTTTATTAGATAAATCAACCTTCGTAAAAACGTCTCCAACTCCGGCATCAATTAATTTTTTTGCGATATCATTCTTTCTTAATTTACGAAGAGCTCTTTCAAAGATTTGAGCGGTCCGCGTTCCACTAAGATTGCCAATCATTTCGCCAATGTCTCTAAACGAAAGATCTTTCATTTTAAGTCGAACAACTCTTTCTTCACGAGGTTGAAGCTGCTGTTGTAAAATTTTATTTAAAACACTTGAAACATCTTGTTCAATTAAATTAAGTTCCGCGTTTCGAGGAGACGCAATCTGCATCAATTCTTTCTCGCCTACTTTTAAAGTATAGTTGCTACGTTTAAATCCTTCAAGTTGTCTTTCAGTAAATGCATCTTCCATTTTAATATCAAGATGCTTAAGTAACGTTTTAACAAGAGGTTTAAGTTCTCCATTATCTTTTAAAGGCTTTTCAGTCCCTCGAATAATTTTATTAATGGCCTCGTAGTTTTCTCCAACATAAAAACAAAATTGTCTAACACTTGGAAAACCTTTGTTCTCAATAGCCCTTAATAATCTTTCATTACGAATATTAATTTTAACGCGATAATCTGCATTTTCAGTTTGATTAATGTTTAACATTTTTATCCTTTCTATTCCTTATTATATTGGTTTAAATATCCTTTCATGCATTCTTTTGCTTCTTTATCCATACGTTTTAAAACTTTTTCATATTCTTTTCTTTCTTTTTTGTTTGGACAAACTCGTTTCATATAGCGTTTATCTTCCCATAACTCTTTAGCATATTTATTTCGTTTCGTCATAGATGTAAATTTCAACTCCCATGGCTTTTTGTTTTTTATTTAAACTTCTATTAATAGATGTTCCTTTTTTACAACCATAAGTATCTGTTTTTCTTATACTTTTTGACTTAACATCAATCAAACAACAGTTACCTTTATTATCGGTAATGACTAAATCAAACGGACATTGTGGATTCAAAGATTTAGCCACATGAAAACCTTTTTTTATAAAATGCGCTGCTGCTTTTAGTTCGGCAATAATACCTTTTCTACTTTTGCTTGTAGTGGTCATTGTTTCTTTTAGCGTAAAGTTTTTTCCAACACCAGTTACTTATCTTGCAACATATATGGTCGATTTTTTTTAATATAAATCGTGTAAGATTTCTTACCATCAAAATAATATCCTCCTATATCTTTTTTACTAAAGCTTTGGCGCTTGTTCAAGTTCTTCGATTTTTGATTCTTGGACATCAATCTCTCCTTCACTGTTGCAGGTACTGCATTGTTTAACCTCGGTCCACGATGAGTCAGACAAGTAGATAAATCCATTGCCCTTGCAAACCGAACAGATAGCTTTATGCTTTACCATTTTTATATCCTTTGGCTTTAGCTTTTTTTGTTGCTAAAACTTCAATTGCTTTTGATATTGTTAAATTCGCATCGGTCAGTTGACCTTTTGCTAAAAAATTTAACATATGATAAGTCTTAATTGGTACTGATACTGATTTATATTTATTGGGATCTGCCATTTTTCTTCTCCTTAAATTTAAAGAACTCATTGATGTCATTTATTTCTTTTATAATTTCATAACTTTCTTCAGCTTGTTTAGAAGTATACATTGCTGTGTCGTAAACTTCATTGTCTTCATTATAAAATTCTATCATTGGAATATTCATGTCTGGAAGTTTATTTAATTCTTTTTTTGAAGGAATTTTTAAATCTTTACCATGATTATAAAAAACATGTTCTGGCCCAAGTTCAGGTTGAATCTCAACCAGTCTTTCAGACACATTTTTGAAAACATCTTTAAAAGATCTTTCAATCAATAAACCATATTCTTTATTGTTTTTATCGTATATTATATGCATTCTATTCTTCTCCTTTATTTACACTTAACTAAGGTTACATTTTGATCTGCAATCCAAACATAACTCCAGGCTACGGACCCATCTTCTTTAACAAGACATTTTTTACCAAGCTCCACCCGATATTGTGAGACATCTCGTTTTTCTTTTTTGGGTTTGGCGCACCCCACAAATAAAATTAAAATAACTAACAAAAACATCACCGAAAGATACGGCAATATTTTTTTTATAAATTGTTTTCTTCTAGCTAATTTAATTCTCATTTCTTTTGCTTTTTTCATAGTTTTCTTCTCCTTTATCTTATTTCAATTATAAATTTATGAGACATACTATGATGAGTCAGTAAATTTGTTGTAAATTTTTCTTTTGTATCAATATCTACTCTTGGATATTTTTTATCTCCAGACCATTCACAACCTTTATACATCCCAGCTTTTTTTAAAGCGTCTCTGTATATTTTCCATCTTGGCCAAGCCTCATCAATATAAGCTTTACGTTTTGAAGTTAACTTTTTAGGTTTTCTCCATGTTGTATGTTTAAGCATGATCTCCCATGCTTTTTCAGTACAATCTAATTTATTTGCCATTTCTTTCTTCCTTTCTTGAATAGCCTTTTGTAGCCCATTCGTTTATGATTGAATTAACATCTAGCTCAGTTTTACACAAGGAACACCACCAACGATCAAATAAACTAAGTTTTATCATAGATTTTGTTCCACATTCTGGGCATTGATATTTTTCTTTCATACTCTTTCTTAACAAATTATATGGGAATGTCTAGTATAAAAACAAGGGTTGCATTAAAATAAAATTCGTGTATTAATTGAAGTCTCTTCTCACACCTTTTGTTTGCTCGTTCTGATTTCTTTCGGAGCGAGCAAGCTTAATCAATCCAATTGATAAATCCCCAAAAACCCATCATCGCATACATTGTTTCCATAAGTAATCTAGGAACGTCCCGGTCTTCTGCTGCAATAATGACCCAACCTAAACAACTAATAGTTGAAAGCGCCCAACCAAATGCTTGAAAAGGTGCTTCTTTAAATGTGGTAAGAATAAAACAAGATATTACAGCGGATGTAAAAAACATCCAACGCATAAAAGAAGGTGCATCTGTTCCTCTACCAAGTCTTCTCTTAAGGTCTACCTTGTCCTCTTGATTTTTTCCTCGTAAAAGATTTATTAGGAGATTTGGCATGTCTGCCCTTTCTTTTTACTTTTTTTCTTTTGATGTAATTATCGACGCCGAAGCCTTTCGATTTTTTAGCCATTTGTGGTCTTCCTCTGTTAGTTTTAAATACTTAATGCTTCCATTAACATATTGTCTTGTATCTTCACCACAACTTGTACAACGATAATAATCTGTCACTATTGCAATTAAAATACTTTCTTCTCCACACTCCGGGCAATGACCATGCACGGTGTCAATATTCATAAAAGAATCTTTTATCATTGTGCTAAAGGATTTTTTCCTAAAGCTTTTAGTTCTTTTATTTCTAATTCTAAAACTTGAATTGTTTTATCTAATACTGCAATTTTTTGATTTTGTTTTTCAATCTTAATATTTTGTCCTGCAACTTCTTTTAACAATGGATTAAGATCTAGCCCTGCAACAGAATTTAACTTTTCTTGCATCTCACCATAAGTTATAAATCCTGCACCAATGGCACCCAGGACCCCGATTAACGCTGCAATACCAGCTAATTGATTTTTAAGCTTTTCCATTACTGGCAGCTTAAACACTCATCACTACCTTTGTCAAGGTCAGCCAGAGCTTCTTGTTTGCATTCGTCACTACAAAATTTTTGAAAATCATTATAAGCGATGAACTCTTCTTTACATTTTAAACATTCTTGTGTTTGTGGCATCTTAAATTCCCTTCATTTTAGGATTGATTATATTTTCTTGAGCACGTGGTCTACTTTTTCTTTGTTTAAAATGATAAGTAGATTGGCCTTTTGATAAAGTTTCTTTCAACTTTTCATTAAGATGTTTTTTAAAATCTTTACTATCCATTAGTTAATGCCTTTATTTCATTAATTATTTTTTGTTTTTGAAGCCTAATATTATAGATTTCTTTCTCTTTTGTAAATATAGGATCTTTTTGTGTGTAAGATACCAGGGTAGTATTAGCGTATAATACTCGATTATCTCGAATATCTGCTTGATTTTCATATATTTTTTTAGGTTTATAAAATTCAACATTTGCGTATTCTTGAAGCGCAGAATTATCTATCATTGTTTTTAATTTTACAAGGTTTTTAAGCTGTAAGTTTTTACCAATATCCTTGACTTGTGCGTCTATCTTATCCATACTCTTCGCCAATGAAACTGATTTTTTCTCACTTGAAACGTTGTCTTTGTTGTCAGATGCAACTTCTGTTGTTTGTTCTTCTTCTGTCGATGTTTCTGTCTCTGTACTTGATTCCTCGCTCGATTTCTGTTCAGCCTGTAATGATGATGGCTCCTGTTCCACACTTTGTGGTTCCTGAGGATCCTGAGAACCTTCAGCCGAAGAAAGAGGAGCGTCAGTTTTTTCATCGGAAGGCTCCGAATTCTCTGTAAATGAATTGGTATCAAGAACTTCTTGCTTATCTTCTTCTTTCAATTCTGGTAATGATTCATTTGTTTCAAATTTTGGAGACTCTGTAAATGCACTGTCCGAATAAGATAGTATTTCTAGTGGGGGCTCTTCTAATGTCTGGTCTTCTATGTTACCAAATGACTTTGTATCCATAATAATTTCTTCTTTATAACTAAAGTTATCAATATCTTTTAAATCGTCTTTAATATCATTATTTAAATCTAATAATGCCGTTTGTGTTGCGTTATCTAAAGGGGGTACATAGGTATAAGTTAATGATAAATAAGGATTTTTTAGGTCTGCACCATAATGACCGGATGTTCCTGGTACACTAAAACTATATTTTAGATTTACATCATAGTCTTGTTGTGAGTTTGAATTGATAATAAGTTGATCTGTATAAGTTTGATAACCATTTTGAATACCATTAATAACCCTGGTTTGTGTAAGAGTGTTTCCATTATCATCTACAGTTTTAATTGTTTGAGTTACCGATTGAGAATAACTATTCCAAAACCAAATGTCAGCACCACCTGTTATAGTAAATCCTTCGTTTAAAGATTCTTTATTTATATCTAATGAGTTTAAAGAAACAGAATCAGACTCAACAGTGCCCCCATGGACACCAGCAATTGTATTAGAACCATGATAAGTATTGCCCGTATTCGTCCAACCCGTTGTAAAATCTTGCGATACAAGGTTACCAGTCGTGTCAGCATAAGCTAAATTACTTATTAGAATTAGACTTAGAAGCTTTGTTAAATTCTTTAGCAAACTTAATCTCCTTTTTCTTTTCTTCTTCTTCAATAATTTTTAATGCTTTTGTATATTGATCAAAGTCTGGTCTAAGTTTGCTACCATGTTTTTTCCATTCTTTTGTTGCTTCTTTACCTATTTTGCCTTTGTAAGGACATGGAGTTCCTGCATTTTCCATAGCTGCAAAGACTCTTGCATCTTGACATAATAAAGATACAGCAGCAACGGCCATACCATTTGCTTTTAGTTCTCTAGCAAGTTTTATTCTTTCACAGTTTAAATCTCTGACTGATTTTCCACCTGATATACCAAATGTAAAAGTTTGAACTCCTCCTGATACTCCAGTGCTACAAACATCGATCCCCGATCCATTAAACCCGGGTGCATATGCTGCTGGGGGTGCTGATCTTATATTAGAATTAGAAGTATTAGTAGTAGTACTGCTAGATGAAGAACCAGATTCATATGTGGTTGATGCACTGTAACCTCCAGTTATAGATGTATTTCCTCCAGAAACGTTGTTCTGTGTGGTGTCTGCATAAGATGCAAATGAGCACACCCATACCATAGATAATATAATAAATAAACGCATTTAATCCTCCAAATTGTTCCCCCTCAACCTATGGATTTACGCGTATCTTAGCCTACGAAATTGTAAAATTATTTTTTTATATCATTTTTTGGTTCTAATTCATAGAACATTTTATCAGAATCTTCTGTCACCCAATCTGGTCCTTCGACTTCCCAATAGGTATTTTGAACCTTATAGTCTGGCCAAGATGTATCAGTAGTATAGCTATTAACGTGCCACAGAATACGATTATTAGGCTGAGCTGCATAATTGCCGTTATCAAGGGCCAATATATGCGCGCACTTATGTTCTTGAGGAATCTCAGAATGCTCTGTATTGAGGATATTAGTTTCTGGGTGAGCCCAGTCAATTGTAAATAAATATTGCCCAGCATAAAATTTCTTATCTTTAGCACGAAACTTGCCGTGTATACCAGCTAAAAAATCAAAGCAATGAACGCTAGGCCAATAACTAAAACAGTTCCACAACTGTAATTCGTCCGTGCGCATATCGGGCACTTGATTTCTAGAAAAATGTTTTTGGAAAAACGCTGAGATAGGCAGACGATAGTATACCGCACCATTCGGGAGCATGATGTGAAATAAGAGGGCGCGTCCTGATATACTCGTAACACCAAAGACCACACAATCCTCTTCACCTCTTTTAGACATGTCCATATCATAGAGATACTCGGTTTTAACCTTGCAATAAATTGGTGGAATGTTTGCATTAAGATATGCCATTTATCTCCTATCATTTTATATCTCCCCAATTGAAACCTTTTTCATAATCCACTTTGTTTGGAACCGACAGTTCAACTGCAGACTCCATAATTTCAATTACTTGTTCTGCCTTTTTATCAGATTCAATAGAGATATCAACTTCATCGTGAATTTGAATATGAGGAATAATTTTGTTTTTATATAGTTCGACTAAACATTTCTTAGTCATATCAGCAGCGGATCCTTGAATAAGTCTATTTAAAGCTTTGTATGTAAATGCTCTTTTTAAAGGTTCGCCATATTCTTTTCTAGCAAGTTCAAGTGGTAAAGGTTTATTGATACCAAAAACTGCAGGTTGCCATAGTTCAAAATGACATGCTCTTCCTAATAAAGTTCTAATCTTACCTCTATCATTTGCTTTTCTGGATACATTATCCATGAGTTGTTTAACAAATGGGGCTCTTTTATGATATTGTTGAATTAGCTTTTCAGCAGATTCTTTCATCAATCCTAGTTCAGCCATGAGTTTATTTTTACCCATACCATACATTAAACCTAAGTTAATAGTCTTAGCTTGTTTTCTTTCAATTCCTGCCATATCAGCAACAACTTTATGAAAGTCTGCATCACCTTTTTTGTATGCATCTACAATCTCATCAACACCATCTAAATTCATAATTTTAGAATAGTGAACTAATATTCTTGGTTCTTGTTGTGAATAGTCAAAACTTCCCCAAACACATCCACCTTCAGGAATAAAAATAGATCTTATCATTGGTCCAAGTTCAGGATGTCTTGCTGGAATTTGTTGTAGGTTCGGATTAGACATACTAAATCTCCCAGTTACCGTTCCACCATCATCGGATCGTATTTGATTTATATCTGCATGAATTCTACCATTCACTGCATGCTTGGTAATTGAATCAATAAAAGTGGTGTGCGCTTTATTTAACTCTCTTGCATTAGCAATAAGCTTTGGAAGCTCATGTGGGTGATTATATAAAAAGTTTTTAGTAAAGCTTGGTTCTTTACTTTTTTCTGTTCGATCATATGGAAGATTAAGTTTATCAAACGCTTTTGCAATAGATCTTGCTGCATGTATTTCAACTTCTAATCCTGTTAATTGTTTGATTTTATTATGTATTTTGTTCTCTTCATCTTCTAAATGTTTTTTAATTTTAGTAGCTTTATCTAAATCTACCGGAACACCTTTAAATCTCATATCGACTAAACATGGAAACAATTCTGTTTCTAAATCAAAAACATGTGTTAGTTCTTGTGCGTAGATTTCTCTAGACAATACTTGCCATAACTTTAAAGTAGATTCTGCGTCTTGCTCTGCGTATTGTCCTACAAACATTGCAGGAAGTTTCCACATTTCTGCTTTTGCATCTATTCCATATTCTTTAGCTGCAGCTTGTAATACTTTTTCATCTTTACCAATTCCACAATATTCTTTTGCAAGTGAGTCTAAACGATATGTCATTCTGTTTTCATTAATCAATGACCCAGCAATCATGGTATCAACAATCTTTCCTTTAATATCAATACCAAAACTTCTTAACCAACATACGTCATACATGGCGTTGTGAAAAATAAATGTAGTATTTTCTTGTTTAAAAATATCTTGTAACCAACCTTTGACTAAATTTTTATCTAAGTTGCCACCTTGTTGATGACCAATTGGAAAATATCCTTTCCATCCTTCTACTGCTAATGATATCCCTGCAATATGTCCACGACCAACCACGTTCCCCGATCCAAGTTCTTTTAACTGTGGATCACAGGTTTCTAAATCTACGGCTATCTCATTGTAATGAGATAAATCTTTAAGTTCATCGGGCATAACCCATTCAGTTTGAGGTACGAATAATGGTTCTTGTACAGTTCTCATTTATCCCAGCCTTTTCTTATGTGTGCAATTTCTAATTCACAATAATGAATAATTTTATTTAAATCTTCAATTCCATTTTTCTTTTCATACCTTACCGCATATTTAATGACGTTGGCCTGAAAAGGATTAAGATCGTTTTCTCGGATAAAAGTCCAAGGCTGTATTTTCATTTTATAGTGTTTACCACCAATTTGTTTTTCTTCTGGAAATATTCTTTCCAATGTGTCTTTTGTGCTCATCGTTTCTCCTTTATAGTTAAATGTGGTAGTTGTTGGTTTAACGGCAAATGATTAATAAGGGGATTAAGAAGTGCCGAACCAACTGCGCTGCTATAGCAAGATTCTACCACTAACCTATTGGGACCTCTTCTCTCCCCGACTTGTAACCTCATATCAAATACGCTTTCTCAAAATTTTTCGGATCAACAATATGTAATTCTTTTTTTGCTCTTGTTGCTCCTGTATAAAATAATCTATGCAATTCATCAGGATCTTGTGCAAATGTTTCCATAGCCGCATTTGTAATATCCTGAAGTAACAATACCTTTTCTGACTCTCCACCTTTTGCACCGTGGATGGTAGACATGATAATTCTTGGATTCTTATTAATCTCCTCACCATTTGCTCTCATATTACGAATATAATTCTCTGTCAAGTTATCTAATCCTTCAAAAGATTCAAACCAAACTTTATCTGTAAGAAGACCATACTTATCTTGACATTCTTTTATTGAATATTTTTCTTCTGTACGAAATAGTTTTCCAGTTCTAAAACCTTCTGCCACATTTCTGCCTAAATACCCATACATGTTTTTTATTTCTAAATGTCCGAACTCCGAACCTTTTCTCCACTGTTCCCAATTATTCAATGCTAATAATAATTTTAAACTAATAGAATTTCTTCCTTTGTATTGATAATACCATCCACGTAATTCACAAAGTTCTTTAACATCATCTAAGAAATGATTCGCTGTAGATAATACTAACCAATTACCTTCTGACATATCAACTTGTGTAACGTCTGAATATCTTTTTAAGATACCTATTTCTTGTCTTGGTCTGTAGTCTTTATCAAATCTATTTTGTACCTTTCTTATAATTTTTTGAGAAAGTTCATGAATTGGTCCGCCCGGTATTCTGTAAGATTGATCTAAAGTTTTAATATCATCCACTTCTTCTTTAAGTGCTATGAAGTGGTCTACATCAGCACCAGCCCATTTAAATATAGCTTGATCATCATCTCCTGCAATGTATGTTTTATCTACATTTTTCCATATTTGTTTAACCATTTTCCATTGTAATAAAGAAAGGTCCTGGGCCTCATCAATAAATAATACATCAAACTTAGATTCTATTTCTTTAGAAACAAAGTCTTCTAGTAAATCTGTGAAGTCTTTTAGTCTTTTTTCTTTCTTATAACGCTTAAGTTCTTCTGCAATTAAGAATAAAGTATCTCTTTCAATATCTAATATATTTTTTCTTTTGTCATAGTAATCTAATAGATCAATTCCTTTAACTCTTGCTGTATTAATAATGGTCAAGTATTCATTATCAGAGTTAAAAGTTCCATCATCTTCAGAATAATTTGCTACTTTGATAGGGATGCCACATTTTTGTCCAAATTCTTTATAGTCTTCTTTCTTCATCATTTTTTCTTTAGTCATAGCCAACATTCTAAACGCATAAGAATGAAGAGTTCTAAAATTTTCTAAGTCATTATCAATATCTAAATTAAATTTTTGAGCAGCTCTTGTCGATGCTTCAGTAGCGGCTTTCTTTGTAAAAGAAAAATAACCTATTTGTCTAGGTCTTATTCCTTTTTGAATAAATTCATCCACTAAATTTAATAACGTTGTTGTCTTCCCTGTTCCCGGTGGACCCAATATTATTGTTTTCATATTTTTTTAACTTTCTCTTTAAAATTGAATTATCTATTTCTAATAACATCTTTTCATTTTTTAATTTCTCAATCTCCATTCTAAAACGTAAATGCCAATTAACACCTATCTTTACATCTTTACTCATTAAAAACCGTACATTCCTCTCATAAATAAATAAACACATATACAAGTAATTAAACCTAAATCACTCATTAGAAATGATCCTCCTGATATGCAACTTGTGAAACAGATGCTTCTTGTTTTTTCATAGTTTTAATTTGAATTAATCGTGGCATTCCCCCTTTTAATTCTTTTCTTATTTCTTTTTCAAAACAATCAAGTTGTTTAATTAAATTACCTGTTTTAGTTTTATCCATTTCCCAGTTATTTCTTTTACAAAAATTATAAAAGTCCTCCATTCTAAAATAAGTATGTTCTTTATTCTCATCAGTATATGGAAGTCTATTAAATACATCTTCAAATGTTCTTGCAGATTGTCTATTTGTAGTCCAATCCTGTAATAGTCCTGTAATCTGGTTAATTGGATCCAAAGATTCTAAAGGTTCTATTTCTTGTAATCCATTATCAATTAATGGTTTTAAATAATGTTGCTTCCAATCTTTTGGTTTCGCTACAGGTACAATCAAGTTAGCCTGATCTAAACATGCTAATGCAAATAACCCAGGATTATAAAGTTGTTCTGTTTTCAATTCTATTCTTGAATCTCCAACATCTAAAAACCATTGTGGTGGTTTAGATGCGTACTTTGTTAAATTACCTAGTGCTGGTATTTGCTCTTCATCATACCCAACTCCAAACTTTTTTAATCGACATAGACCAGAATTACACATTGATTCTATTGGTGGTAACTTACATCTGTATTTATCATATCCCTTTTTACCAATTGACTTTATAAGTTGTTGCACCTCACCCGATCCAAGTGCAGATGGCTTCATATATTTTGTATTATATTCATCGACCATTTTCTCCCAGTTGTCTGGATAAGCTTGCTTACAATAAATCGCGATATTAAATAATGCGTTGTTTCTAGATCCTTCTGTAAAACCTTCTTTTGCTAATTTGTTTAAACATGGTGGGCCATCAGGAAAAGCTTCTACTTCTTTTTTCTTTTCTGCTTTAACTTCTTTTAATTCTGTTTGAACATATTTATCATAGAGTTCATAAAACTCTTCTAATGTAGCCGCACTTCCATCATCTTTGATTGCATAACGCAATCCTTTCATTTTATTATGGTATGGTAAATTTAAAAAATTTCCTGTATCTCCACGATCCACGAGTATTTCTGTTTGTTTCGGAAATATTTCTGCACCATCATAACCAAGAACTTCAGCCATCTTTTTAAGTGTGCCTTGCATCTGCGATGCAGATATAAAATCTTTTGTAAATAAAAATACGTGCGCTCCTCCTGACTTAGAACGACAGACGATTAAAGGTAAATTTAATTTCCTGATAGTATTGACCAAATCCCCATGATCAAAATTATATTCATCAATATCAATACACCCCCAAACACACTCATTGGACTCATTGATTGGAATAATCCCCAAAGCAGGTCCTTCGCCGTTAAGGTGGTTTCTGAAAAGTTCTTCGGTAACTGTTTTTCTAACGATAAATGCTTTTCCTTTTTGTTTTCCTTCTCCATTATTTTCTCCTTTCTGATATTGCCCATAAGCAATTTTTAATCCTTGAAATATTTTTATAAATTTTTCCATTCTATTTATTCTCTTCTGTTTAAAAGGGAGGCCGAAGCCTCCCTTCATTATTTAAAACGGAGTATTTTCCGTTGTACTCTTCTCATCTTGCGCATGTTTCGCCTGAACTTCTCCAGCCTTAACACTTGTCGCGAACGCTTTTGCCTGCTCGTATAAGTTCTTGTTTTGTACAGGACCTACTTTAGACACTGACCAACCAAACCAAGTACCTTTATCGTTTGATTGTTGTACAGTTTTTAAATTGTACACATGACTAAAAGTTGGTGGAGTAAACAAACCATTCTTTCCTTCAAGCTTTAAGCCATACATCAGAGAGTTCCAGGTTTTGCTTACCTTTAACTGTGTTGATTTCATTGTAATCAACGCAGTCTCTGCACTTTTATCTTTGCAAATCATTACAAAGTACGATGCAGTATTCTCAAGATAGTTACCATTCTTAAGTCTGTCTTTGTTCATACTATCTCTGACAGCCTCATGAAAGATAGGACTGCTAGCATCATGTACTGCTACAGGAGCTCCAGGTCCCTCACCTCTATCTTGCCATTCAACATATTCCCTCTTGTAATAACAAGGAATTACATTGATACCTTTCTCACCATCATACAATTCAGAAGTCACTGTATTGTAAATCATACCTGGTTCGGCACCATTTACATACTTAGCGTCTCTTTTATTGACCTGTGGTGACAATTGCCCAAGTATTCTCAAAAATGGAAGTGCCAGATCGGCTTGTTCCATGTTCTGAAAACCAGCTTGTGCGTCTTCTTCAAACATACCAGCAACTGGTAGGTTTGCTTCTTTTTTTGCCACGTTTCGCGTTTCGCTTTTCGCAGTTGTCGTTTCACTGTTCATGTTTCACGTTTCTCCTATTTCCGACTAAGTTTTGTTTCATCTTTAACAAATAAATGAAAAAGATCGGAAGGCATGTCGAGGCCGGCCTCAACACGCTCCCGGTATAGAGCTTTCAAAGTCATTGGCTCAACTTTAGATTTTTGTTGAGGTTCAAATCCTTTTGAAGCTGCAAGGCCAAGGAGTTCCTCTGCCTTGTTGTCTTCTCCACGACCAAAGGTTACAGCAACCTCATTTTTAATAAGATCACCTAATCCTTGTTCACGAAGCCATTTATACGCTGCCTCCTTCTTTGCAGGATCTTTAGGAACAGTACAGCTGTATTTTTTATTTACCTCTAATACAGTTCCATCAGCGAGTTTCAGAGATTTTAATCCTTGTTCCGCTAGAACATTTGGAATGACCTCTGAACTAATTTTGTCATACATTGTCTTTAAGTTTTTGGTATGCTCTTCAGCAGTCTCAATCTGCTTTTCAAGATCCAACAACTTGTCAACTTGAACGGATAGAGCATTAATATCTGTCTTCTCTACCAGATCTTGTTTATCTTCTTCAAAGTTTATACCCATAATTTTATCCTTTCTGGTATAAGTCAAAACTGATAGGATAATATTTAGCTTCTCTCCTATCCCATTTCAACAGTTTAAATTGACCATTGGTTTGATCTGTCACGATTGCACAAGAGATACCAATGATCGCAGGATCTCCTGTAAGCAATATATAATCCTGTTTTCTAAAATCACGTAAGTTCTTTCTCATCTTAAAAATAAATGGTGCAGGTGAGAAAATGATTTGAGAGTCAGGACCATAATTCGGTAAACATATAACTAAATATCCATAATCCGATGCACCTAAAATATTTATATTTGTTGGTGGTGTTTGTAACACATACACAAAATTTTCTTCTGGGTTCTCTTTATAAAACTTTAAGAACTCTGCCAACGAATCTTTTTTATATAATTCAAAAATTTTATTCTTCATTCTTTAATTCTCTTGACAGATATATAAACATTATTATATCTGTGTCAATAGAAAGAAGAAAAAAATTATGAACTATAAATTTAAAACTAAACCATATAAACATCAATTAACTGCGTTAGAAAAATCGTGGGATAAAGAAGAATATGCATATTTTATGGAAATGGGTACAGGTAAATCAAAAGTATTAGTTGACAATATTGGTATGCTTTATGATGAAGGTAAAATAAATGCGGCGCTAATTATAGCACCAAAAGGAGTTTATAGAAACTGGTTTTCTGGTGAAATTCCAACACATTTATCTAGCCACGTTCAACACAAAAAGGTACTATGGACTGCTTCAACATCAAAAGCAAAGGATAAAGAGTATCAATCTTTATTTGAATCAGACTATGACCTTCACATCCTTGTCATGAATGTTGAGGCGTTTTCAACCAAAAAGGGTGTTGAGTTTGCTGGTAAATTTTTAAGAACCCATAAGGCACTTATGGCAATAGATGAATCTACGTCTATTAAAAATCCAACTGCAAAAAGAACCAAAGCCATTACAGATCTTTCTATAATGACAAAATATAAAAGAATTCTAACCGGGTCCCCGGTAACTAAATCACCTTTAGATTTATATAGTCAATGTAAATTTTTAAATGAATATTTGTTAGGTTTTCAATCTTATTATTCTTTTCGTCAACGATACGCGCACATGGTGTCAAGAAATTTTGGTGGCCGACAAGTTCAAATTGTAGCGAGCTATAGACGATTAAATGAATTATCTGATTCGTTAAAAAAGTTTTCTTATCGTGTATTAAAAGAAGATTGTTTAGATCTTCCTGATAAAATTTATATTAAAAGAACTGTTGAATTAACTGATGAACAATTAAAATTATATAAAACTATGAAACAAATGGCACTCGCACAACTTAATGGCAAAATTTTGACTGCACCAAATGTTTTAACACAACTTATGCGATTACATCAAATTACTTGTGGTCATTTAAAAAGTGATGATGGTACAATACAAATAGTAAAAAATAATCGTTTAAATGAACTTATGGATGTGTTAGAAGAAGTTGAGGGAAAAGCCATTATATGGGCTAATTATGTTTATGATATTGAAACCATTGTTAAAGAAATACAAAAAAAATATGGACCAAATTCTGTGGTTCAATATTATGGAGCAATCAATTCTGAAGAACGACAAAAAGGTATTGAAAAATTTCAAGATTCAAACTCTTCAGTTAGGTTTTTTATTGGCAATCCACAAACTGGTGGTTATGGGATCACTCTTACTGCAGCAAGCACTGTTATCTATTATTCAAATGGGTATGACCTTGAAAAACGACTTCAATCAGAAGATCGAGCTCATCGTATTGGGCAAAAAAAATCAGTAACTTATATTGATCTTTTTGCAGAAAAAACGATTGATGAAAAAATTGTTAAAGCTCTTCGTAAAAAAATAGATATTGCTTCTGAAATTATGGGTGAAGAACTAAAAGACTGGATTTAATGAGCCAGTAAATACCAAACAATTAAAAAAATAATTATAAACTCTATTGGCTTGACCCCTCTGAGATTTTTGTTGTGCCCAAAGGGATCATCGCCGAATGTCATTATTTAACTTCTATATCTTGTGCTTTGATTTCTTCTGGTTCATTAACACCAAGTTTTACAGATAGCACGCCATCTTTCATCTCAGCTTCATTTACCACAACATCTTTGTGTAATTCAAATTGTTTAAAGAATTTTCTAGCAGCTAGTCCTTTTTGAACGTACTCTTTTTCAGAGTCTTCTACTTGACCAGATATAGATAGAATACCATCTTTGTATTGAACTTTTACATTCTTCTTGTTGAAGCCTGCTAGTCCTACTTCAAGACCGTATTCGCCTTTTCCATATTTTACCACATTGTAAAATGGAAAAGATTTCATTGCTGAACCCACAGACATATTTGTAAACATATTATCAAATACGTCTTCAAAGAATTTATCTCCTTGAGTCCATACATCTTTGTTAAATTTATTGATTAAATCTAGTGCTGTCATAATTATCCTCCTTATTATTAAGCAAGTTTAATAGGCCAACAAAATGTTGCACCTGCGTAATATATAGGGGGTACCACAGGTCATGTCAAGGTCGTTTCGTTAAAAATTGAGGCTCTCAGGAGCTATTTTACCAGGGTGAATAGACTGTTTTACCTGTATTTTCAGCTCTAGTTGCTGTCAAGGATTCCTTACGATTTCCTTTTCCAATGTAAGATACATGAACCCATCCGCTGTGAGGTCCTTCAGCTTCTTTATAAAACTCTAAAATCAATTGGTCAAAGTCTAAATTTTCTTTTATGTATTTTGCTAAAGCTTTATTATCAACACCGATCACTTGTAGATCTGCGGCCTCACCTTTTGCATGTTGTGAATGAATGGTGCTACCAATATGAATACAAAGTTCTGCAGATCTATAACCTGATGATATAATGACTGGTGAATCATAATGATTACGAATAGGTTGTAAAATAGATTCACATAATCTTTTAAGATTTTCTATTTGACCGGCAGTAGGGTTATTGTTGATCCCCTTTCGGGCGGCAACCTGTGAGGCTGTAAGTTCTGCTAAAGAAAAATTAGTTGTTAGTTTCATCACACTTACATTGTTTTAATAACACACATCCAAAGCATGTCCAATATATACAGTCCCTATTTGAGATTAATTTCATTGTAAAAATATAGTTAAAAGAGACATCGCAACTGTACCCACAGCCGCTAAGAGAACCCAATAGATCTTGTCTATCTTTCCGCCCAATTTCTCAATGTCATCATGTATGTGCTTTTGATTATTTTTAATCGTGCACACTTCTTTTTTTAATCCAGTCATATGTCCATATAAAGAAATCAAATGTTCTCTCTCTGTTTTAGGTTCTATTTCCATTATACTCTTTTCCTTTGGGCGATTGTTTGTCCTAATGGATCGTTTGGAAACAGTGTTGCAAATTGTTGATCATATGTCAATCCTGTAATTTGATCAATATTATTGCCTGGAATTTGAGCTATAGGCAATGGCTGTAATCCAGTAGTATTTGGAACTGGTGTTTGTAGTTTAACACCTTGTTGTAATAATGGTTCTGGTAATTCTACATCAGGTAATTTTAATTCATCAGTTAATAAATTTTTATTTCTATTATTAATAATAATATCATTTAATTTTGGAAGTGATTCAATATACGGATTAGGTAAATCAATTCCTTCTTTTTCATTTAAATCTCTTGTTATTTCACCTATTCTTTTTATAAAAAATTCACTTGGTCGTTTAGGACTATAGTTTCCTCTAATAAGTTCATTAATAATTTCTTTTTTAATACCTTTTCTTTTTGTAAACTCTCTTCTAATTTGTGCATCCGTCATTCCTAGTTTTCTAGCTGCATCAATATCTTTATACATTTCTTTTAAAACTTGAAATCTTCTTGATTCAGAATACATATAACTATTAATAATATCTTGAGAAGAAACTCTGCCTCCTTTTAATAAAGGTGTTGTAAATAAATTTTCAGCATTTTTTAAATTACGACCAAAATTTCCAACCATATATTTCATTGCCCTATCTGGATCTGACTGAATAGATCTAAAACCAAATAGTCCAGGTAATTCATCTTGAAGATCAAAAGTTGCACCATATTTATCTGACTTACCTGTAGCCGCGATACCTAATCTTTTTAATTGAGATAATGATCCCGGTTCCATTGATTTAGCAATATGTGCAATTCCTTTTCCTATTTTTACAAATGGGTCATCTTGTTCTTGCCATACTCTTTTTCCCTCTCGACCAATACCTCTTCTAAATGTTGAATCAATCAATGCTTCTGTAAATATAGATTCTGAAGCAAATGGCTCCATCAGTTCAATAATAGATTCGGTTAAACCTTTACCTAATGCTTTCTTTAAAGAATCTTCCGTTGCTTCACCAGCACCAATTTCATTCATCACAGCTCTAAAAGGTCTTGTTAAAGTGTCGTATGCATTTGAATAACTAAAATCAATATATTTAATATAACCGTTTTCATCTCTACCAGTTGGAAGTAACGTAGAATTTTTAGACCACTCAGGAACAAATCTTCTTAACGCTTCCATTTCATCATCAGTTACATTGTTTTGTGCTTTAAAGTATTGTTGCATTGCTACAGGTATTCCACCAGCAACAGTTCCAAAACTTAATAATCTTCTATATCCAAGTGCAGCAATGTCAGGAATACCACTCGTAATTTCCTTAATAGATTGTTCTATGATATTATTACCTGTTCTTATAATTTCTATTGGAAATGCAATAAAGTTTCCAAAAGGAGATTGTCTTAAAGCTTTTGCAGTTCTTCCAACATAACCATAATTTGGAACATTGTTTCTTACTAAGTTACCAGCAAGTTCATCTAAAAAACCATCAAACGATTCTTCTGCAATTTGTCTCCTTGGTGTCATATTTTGTAAATAACGACTTGCTTTTGCAATATCAGGATCTGCAATTTCACCTCTCAATGCTTTAACATAATTATCTTTATTAATTCCTAATTTTCCAAGAATACCTTCATAACGATTTCGTTCTAAATTCCATGTAACAATTTTCCAAAAATCATCTTCCGCAACATATGCATCTTGTGCTTTTCCATATAATTTTTTTAATCTATCAGGTGTTGTGTTAATTAAATTTCTCATAGCTTTTTTATCTGCAAGCTGTGTGTCAGTGAAAACATCTTTAATTAATCTTTTAGATTCACCTACTTGTACAGAACTATCTACAACTCCAACTCTTAATAATCGTTTATACAGTTCATCATCAGCTTTTGTCATTGTACCAAGAACTCTTTTAGCTGTTAAATCTTTAGCGGTTCCTAATAATCCTTGTCCGCCAAATGATTTAGGCGCTAACATTTTAATATCACCATAGTTTGGAAAGAACGCTCCGTTAGCCGCGGCAAACGCTCCAGCACTAATGAAGTTACGTACATGTGTAATGGGTGAAAGAATTGTTTTAGCAATTTGTGACACAGCTTTAGGTGCAAGAATCATATATTTATAAGCAGTTCCTACGGAACTTTGATTTAACCAATTGTTTGTTGTGTCAAATACTGCATCATAAATAGGAGCTCTTAAAAACTTACCTTCTAATGGAGCAAGACCTGACAATTCTCCTGGTCTTGTTGGCACTTGTTTAAATTTTAAAACATTGTTTCTATCTACTTCTGATAATTCATCCGCATCAAAAATAAATTTTCTTTGTTGTAATTGATTATATCTAGATTTAGAAATTTTATTTCCTGCATTATCAAAATATTCGTAAGCAATTCTTCCTTGTTTTTGTCCCTGACCAAGTTGTTGTAATTCATTGTATTCTCTTGTTGATATTTGATTGCCAGCGTTATCAAAATAACTTAATTTTGCTCTACCTCCACCACCTATTCTTTTAATATCATCTAAATATCTCAACGTATAATTAAGATGCGCTTGTTTTCCAACCGTTGAATAAAATGTATATCTTGGGTCTTTAATAATTCCCGCAAGTTCTTCTTGCCAAGGTTTTAATACTTTTTCATTTAAAATAGATGGATTAATTCTAACTGATTCTATTTCTTCTTTAGTTGCTTTTTCAACAACCGTATCAACACCATCTTTAAATCCTTCGGAAGTAATATCAACTTCATCAATTGATTTAGCTTTTAAAAATTTATTAACTTCTTTTTCTGCTTGATCTCTAAGATAA